TTCCATTGCGCAAGCTTCTTGAGCTTAGCCTGACCACGCTTGTACTTTGCAACCTGTTCCCTGAGACGATGAATCTCTACGGGGTCAAAATACTCGGGTTTGTTCACTACAAACTGGCGCTTTCGAATGTGCTTGGGTCGCTTGGACTCATTGTTGGCGGTGTTATAAATACGGTTGGGAGTAATACACAGAGTATTCATGATATTTATAGCACGGTTTACAACTTTATATATATTGTCGAGTTTACTTAGGCCTCGGTTGTCTTCTTCTTCGCGGGAGCCTTCTTGGTGGCGGTAGCCTTGGCAGGAGCCTTCGCGGGCGCCGCACCAGCAGCGGGACCGGGAGGGCCTTGAGGGCCGGGAGGACCGGGAGGACCGTGGGGGCCAGTAGGACCGGGAGGACCTTGGGGACCGACACCACCAGAGCCACCGGAGCCACCCTGGTCAACAATCTTGAGGAGTAGGTCAAAGAGGCGACCCTTGTCGAGGCGAGTGCGCTGCATTTCATCTTCAATTTCCTTGCGGAGCGACATGTTACTATATATAAAAGAAAGATTATCTTTATACCTAGATGATTATAATAGGTCCGAATCTCATAACTGGAATTGGTCAACATGCACAAAAATACGTAAACGTGTTTCGGCCTGATGGTGGATACTATTTAATAGGTAAAGAACTCCCCGAAACCGAACACGGACTTATATTCATTATACCAACCAAAGACCACCTCGAATATGTCAAGTATGCAAAAACGAGAGTGAAAAATTTAGCATGCATGACAGTGTGCGAAACAGAAACAGTGCATGAAGACTATGGGAAAATCATGAAAGAGTTTAAGAAAGTGGCTGTACCCAGTGAATTCTGTAAAAGAGTGCTTTCAAGGCAATTTCCTGATAATGAATTCTACATTATTCATGCTCACATTCCAACTCCTAGAGAACGTCCGTACACGTTCTATCACATAGGCAATATCCTCGACCCACGAAAGAAGTTCCATGAAATACTCCAAGCTTTCGTACGTCTCAACGAACCCAATTCTCGTTTGGTTGTCAAAGCTACATGCGGAAGAGATGTCGACGTTCAACTTCCGAAAGTGGAAGTCATTAACGGTTTGATATCAGATGAAGATATGAACTCTCTACATGACAGATGTGATTGTTATGTGAGTTTTTCTCATTCCGAAGGCGTGGGTATGGGTGCAGTAGAAGCAGCACTCAGGGATAAACCAGTTATTATTACCAACTATGGCGGAGCACCTGAATATGTGAAAACTCCCTATACGATTGATTGTGAACTTCAAGAGTTGGAGAGGGACGATTTCCTCTTCAAAAAGGGAATGACTTGGGGAAAACCAAATTTCGACCAACTCTTGGAGTTCATGAGACATGCGTACGATAATAGAGTTCGTCATATGGATCACGAACATACTAAAAAGCTAGTTGGAAAGGAGAACATCTTACAAGAGTTCATCCTGAATGTAATTGGTGGCGAGGACAATAAGACCGATAAGAATGGTACCGCTCATGAGTGAACCCTTTTGGGAAATGATATACATCACGAGGTCGTCGAGAGGCTTAAATCCGGTGGGCTTAGTGAGAATGCGAGGAATGAGTACACTTATGGTAATGTAAAGAGCCATCGCTATTATTACAGGTCTAAGACTTTCCTGGTCTAGAATCATTTACTATAGGCTGGGATTTTCTTTCCAATCACATCTTTATCAATTCGATGCTTCTTGCAAAAGTCACCACACACCGCCTTGAAAGAACACTGCTTTCCAGACATAGTTGTTGCCATGCAAATTTTGTTTTGTGAACGTTGCACCCCGCGCACTTCCGGTGCCTTATCGATTACGATAACTTGGCGTTCCTCCTTTTTGGCCTCGGCTTTTTTGTAAGCCATCTTGCACTTCCACGTTGCGTCCGCAAGTTTGATACACCGTTCATTAGGCTCCGTCAGACGATGCATCTTGACGGCGCTCGCCAGGCAGTCTTGCCAAAGTTGGTCACGAATAACTTCCATGTTTGTTTCTTATTTTTTCATATAATTGAATTTACTTAGGTGTTCAAGCTTCACCTCCAATTTCTGCGAGATAGATATCAACCTGTCCCGCAAATTCTGGACACGTCTCGGTGGTCTTTTTCGTAACCATGTCTTGAACATTAATTACATGCTCTGTAAACTTTTTGACATCTATTCCAGTTGCATTATGAATCTGACTATTAGTAGCTATATCCTTCAAAGCGTAGAGATAAGCCGCGGCATAGTTCGCATGAAGAATGGCCACGACTGGAGACTTGTCTTGCTGGGCAGCGGTTGCATATCGCGCTGACTGCCTTATGAGCTTCTCGATAGAATGTTTCATACCTCTTGTCTTGTTCTGCATCATCACGATGAGAATAAATATTGCGATGATGAAATAGAAGTACATCTCTTAAGATATCTAAAGAAAAATTATCACCTTAAGTTATGGCGGTAGATAAAGATCTAATCGTAGTAATGAACACTATAGACGATGCAAAGAACCACATGCCAGAGGGACAGTATATCAAAACATGTGATTCCATCAAGCGAATACATAAAAAGTTAAGTAGGCCCAGGGTTCCTATTCCTAGAGTTTTCAATACACATCTTTCATTAAAGGCGTTATACATGTTTTCGTATGCAGTTTCAGTAGTGAAAATAGTAGAAGGTATTAAAAAGGCGGTCACACGTTAGTATATGTTCAATATATTCATGTTAATACCACCGTACATGATATTTAAATATTACTTTCATCTTTCATCCAGCTCTAATTGATAAGTTTGCATCGTCTTCACGTGCTTACCTTCATCGTCGCGTACATTTACAAATACATCGTATAGACTTTCAACATTGTCGTAATAATTTACAGCTACGGGTGGGGGCTTTTCAAGTGATAAACTCACACCGTGATTCTTGAGAAACTCGTCATATGTGTGATACGCATGTTCTTCTATCTGCTCTGATAGGTTATAAGCCATACATGGGGACACCACATAAATTAAACACGTGAGCCAGTAGTAAAAGAAAGCCGTGTGTTGTGCAAAGAAACGGTCTATGAAGCGTTCATCACCACCAAGATTTTCCATGATGAGAAGATGATGATACTCGTTCATAGTCTGTGCAAAATGTGTTTCCATATAATCAACCTTTCTCCATAGGCCGAGTGTTTCGTAAAGATGTAACATGGAGACAAAGGAAAAGTAGGGAACCCTTGCGACTGTCTCTAAAACGTAGAATCGAGCGTAGTCACGTCCCTCATAGAGTTTGTCGATGACTTTTACTGCCGTACCCACCGCAACCTTGTTGATACGGCGTTCAATCTTACGCACTGGTGCGATGGGCTTCTGGCAAAGAGTGAGCATGTATTTTTCTATAGACGCACATTTTTAACCTAAGTTAGAGACTAGAGTTGTAAAAAAATCAAGAAAGTATGGAATCAGTTCAAAAGCTAAGTCATATAGAGCACGTCTTGAAGCGTCCCGACTCATATGTGGGTCCAGTTGATTTGAGTGCTGAACCTTACTGGATTCTCAATGGGAAGAAATTCGAGAAGAAGAACATCAAGTACTCCCCAGCCCTATTGAAAATCTTCGACGAGATCCTCGTGAATGCGATCGATCGTAACTCCCTTCACCCCAAGAATGTAACAGCCATCTCTGTTTCCCTCGACAAAGAGACGGGTGCGGTTACCATTGAAAACAACGGACCACTCGGGGGTATCGGTATCAAGTTTAACGACAAGGAAAATGTTTGGAATCCCGAACTCGTATTTGGACATCTCCTAACAAGTACCAACTATGATGACAGCCAAAAGCGGATTGTGGGAGGTAGGAATGGTTATGGAGCCAAATTGACCAATATTTACTCATCGGAATTCTCTGTGGTCATCAAAGACCACGAAACGAAACAAACGTATACCCAAAAATGGTCCAAAAATATGTCCGTTTGTGAACCTCCAAAAATCAAAAAACATGCGGGTGCTACATCATCCGTGGCTGTAACTTTCACCCCAGATTGGGCGCGTTTCAGGATGTCTAAAATGGACAACTCCATCTACAAAATTTTTCAAAAGAGAGTGTGGGACGCGAACATCTGTACTTCGGCAAATTGCAAAGTGAAGTTTAACGGTGAAGTTCTTCCCAAACAAAACTTTGAAGCTTACGCGAAAATGCACGGCTTTAACAAAGTACACAGTGCTACGACCGACCGCTGGTCTGTGTGTGTCGGACCCTCCGAGGATGGAATGCAGCAAGTATCGTTCGTCAACGGTATCTGCACAACTAAAGGTGGTACACATGTTGACCATGCTGCCTCACTCATCGCTTCGGGAATCATCGAAGAGATGGCCAAGAAGATCAAGCTCAAGCCTCAACAGGTCAAAAACACGTTCGCCATCTTCGTGAAGGCAACCCTCGAGAACCCAACTTTCTCGAGTCAGGTCAAATCTGAGTGTACCCTCAAGGCTCCGGATTTCGGGTCTAAATTTGAAATGCCGAAAACCTTCGTCAAAAACGTTTTGAAGACGGGTGTTTCGGATGAACTCACGGCGCTCTCGAAATTCAAGGAGATGAAGGAACTGGCTAAGACTGATGGAGGAGCTCGTAAGAGTAAAATCACCGGAATCCCAAAGCTCGATGATGCCAACAAGGCAGGTACAGCTCAATCTGGGCGGTGCACACTCATCGTAACCGAGGGTGACTCGGCGAAGACCCTCGCTGTCGCTGGTCTCTCTGTGGTGGGAAGGGATCACTACGGAGTCTTTCCTCTTCGGGGAAAATGCAAGAACGTACGTGATGCCTCTGTCGCGCAGTTGACTTCAAACCAGGAATTCAACGACTTGAAGAAGATTCTTGGTTTGCAACAAGGCAGGGAGTACAACAACGTATCAGAGCTTCGCTACGGTCGTCTCATGATTATGACGGATGCGGATAACGATGGTTCCCACATCAAGGGTTTGATTCTCAATCAACTGCATTACTTCTGGCCCAGTCTCCTCAAGTTGGGTTTCGTGGTATCGATGGTGACACCCATCATCAAGGCTACCCGTGGTACCCAAACGAAATCCTTCTACACGGATTCAGCATTTCGCGCGTGGTACGGTAATGGCCAATCTGGGTGGCGCATTAAGTATTACAAGGGTCTCGGTACCTCGACCTCGAAAGAAGCCCGTGAGTATTTCTCTAAAATCGAGGACCTCACAGTCAAGTTTGATGTTGACACTATGACTGACGAGTCTATCGTTTTGGCTTTTGACAAAAAGAGAGCCGATGACCGTAAGACGTGGCTTCTCGAGAGTACAGCAAAAAACCCAAAGGACCTCGAAATTCCATATGGTAAAGTCAAACAGTTGGGCATCACCGACTTTGTACACAAAGACCTTGTGAATTTTTCACTCGCAGACCTCAAACGTTCTATCGCACACGTTTGTGATGGATTAAAACCGTCCCAAAGAAAGGTTATGTATTCGTGTTTCCAAAAGAATCTGACCGCTGAGATGAAGGTGGCACAGTTGGCTGCTTTTGTGGCTGAGAAGAGCGCCTATCATCACGGTGAAGTATCCCTGGCAGAAACGATTGTGAAGTTGGCCAATGACTATACGGGTAGTAACAACATAAATCTTCTTGAACCTTGTGGTCAGTTCGGAACCAGGCTCATGGGCGGTAAGGATGCGTCTCAGACGAGGTACATTTTCACGAGACTGACATCCGCGGCTCGAAAACTGTTCGACCCCAAAGATGATGCAATTCTTAATTATCTCGACGACGATGGTCGGTCTATTGAACCCGACTTTTACATGCCTACCCTTCCTATGGTTCTTGTGAATGGTACAGAAGGTATTGGTACAGGGTTCAGTTGCTACGTACCCCCATTCAACCCGGCGGACATCCGTGAGAACATTCTCAACTTTCTCCACAACAAGAGTCTCAAGCGAATGAAGCCATGGTTCAGGGGTTTCAAGGGTAAAGTTTTCGAACAAGACGACGATTCATGGGTGACCCAGGGTCTTTGGACTTGTGTCGGTAAGACTATCAAGGTGACTGAACTTCCACCAGGTCGATGGACACAGGATTACAAGGAACACCTGGATACCCTTGTTGAAAAGAAAATCATTAGTAGCTTTACCAATAATAGTACGACGGAGAGTGTTGATTTCCTCGTTCAAGATTACAATGGTAAAGATGCTGTGAAGGATCTTAAACTGGAAAAGGTTATTCGTACATCAAACATGCACCTTTTCCACCCGACGCGGGGTATTCATAAGTACAACACCCCCGAAGAGATTTTGGGTGACTTCATCAAGCTCCGATACGAGTATTACAAAAAGCGGAAGGAGTATCTCATCAAGGTTCTCGAGGCAAAATCGAAGATGTGTGAATACAAGTCGAAGTTTGTCACTATGGTCATCAATGGTGACATCATCGTCTTCCGCCGTAAAAAGCAAGAACTTGAGAACCAACTTTCCAGTCTCTTTCCCCAAATCAATGGGTCTTGGGACTATCTCCTAAACATTAAGACCGTTCAATACACGGAAGAGAGTGTACGAGAACTTCTGAAGGAATCCGAACAGGCGAAAAAGGAACTCGAACTTATGAGGTCTACAACACCCGTGAACATGTGGGAAACGGATATTAAAAATTTGTAGATAATAGATAAGTATGGGTGAAGCCGCTAAGATTTCTCTCAAAGCTATTGGAAAGCAAGACTTACACTTACTTTCCAAAGACCCAGAAGACTCGTTCTTTAAGGACAAAGATATGATACGACACTCTGATTTTAGGAAATATCACAGAAGTCGTAACGTTATTAACCCTGGACAGATATCTGGATGGCCTTTTGGTCAAACGATAAAGGTTCAATTTAATCCTCAAAACATGGGAGACCTTTTAAGTAATATGTGGTTGAGTATTACCATGCCGGGTCTTTCAGATTTTGGTGGTGGTAAAAACTTTGCGGATCAACTCGGTAGACATATTCTCAAGAGTGTCACTATGTTTGTAGATGAACTTGAGGTGGAAAAAATTCATGACGATTGGGGAATTATATACGACGAGCTTTATTTAGAAATGTCTGAAAAAGTAGCGAATAGATTTCTTGTAAACAGAAGTATTGGTTATGATGATTCTACACTAAATGATTTCGATGACTATGCACAACATTCATCTGACCTCGTGATACCCTTACACTTCTTCTTTTCGAGGAAGTATGCGAGTGATGAGTATTCTTCGAATAAACCAAATCGCCCCTACTTTCCCATATGTGCAGTACACAGACAGAAAATTGAATTTGAACTAGAGTTTCATGACCAAAGGTTTTTCACGGACACGGGTACAACTTTACAGCTTCCAGAGTTTAAACTCATAACCGAAGAAATCACCGTGAGTCCCGAGGAGCGCAAATTTTTGGCTACAGAACCTCAAACTTTTGTAACTGACATAGTACGTAAACATCCAAGTATCATCAGCGACTTAAATAAAGACATCATAAGAAATAACCTCGTTCCGAATATACCGGTAAAATGTATTCACTGGTTTTTACGTAATACGGAATTTGAAGATGCTACAGATTCAACAGGTGGTAAAGCTTTACAAGAAGAAAAGTATTATCAAAATCGTTTCAACTTTTCATCTAACGTCAACTTTGACGAAGTTCAAACATTCTTTTATCCCATCATGAGTGAAGCCAGTTTTTATATTAATGGAAGCAAATTACCCAACGTGTCAAACACAACGCACAACTATTACAAATATCTGATTCCTTTTAGAAATAGGCTTTCTAGGCCTATACGTAATATCTACACATACAGTTTCTCGATGAATCCGGTTAATGTGGAACCATCGGGGAACTTGGATTTTAGCCAAATACAATCCGATAAAACTTCCATAGAAGTCAAACTAGATACAACAGCAGGCTCCCTCGTAGACATAACCACGAAAACATATTCACTCAATATGTATTACACGGGATATCAAACTTATATTTTTGATAAGGGATTTATGTCACTTGCTTATTAAACAGCGAGGTCTTATTGTTTGCGATGTACTCAATAATATTATTCTTAATACACCATTTGATGAAATTTAGCTGTGCCAGCGTCGTATGAATTTCATGAGATGTACCCGGGATAGTATAGGGAAACTTAGCTGACCGACAGAAGGGATCGAAAAGTTTTTTTGAATAGCCGTCAAGGCTAGATTTGTACGCACAATGTACGGTAAAGAGTTTACCGTCGGTGGTAGTATAGGATGTATTATTCTTTTTCGCATAATTCGTGATAAACCACTCGAGGTTCCTGAGTGAAATACCACTTGTTTTATCTAAAATATTCATTAGTTTAGTTCGATTCTTTTCATCTTCATAAAAGCTGTTAATTGATGTTAGTAGAATAGTCGATTTGTTCATTATTCTAAAATAGACCCATTTCTCTAAGCCGTGATTGGGCATCTTGAATCTCGTTCACCGCCTCATCATAATGGTCTTCACTAGTTAACATACGTTCTTGAATTTGTCTACCTCTTTCTCTGTGAAATTTACAGTACCCATTATGTTTAGCCTTGAAACTACACCTACGTGTTTCACCCGTTGCCGAATTAGTCACTATTCCCATACAAATGTTAGAATTACACCCTTCTTCGGCATCTCGTAACAAAAGGTCAAGAGCTACACCATGTTTTCTGTGTATTCTATCTAAAATGTCATTCATTCTTTCATGATTTTGTTGAAACAACTCTTCATCCACCCTTTCATGAACAACTTCATCGATTACATCTTCTATAAGGTCTGGGAGCTGTTCCGTAATCAATTGTTTCACCTTATCTGTGACATTTCTAACGATACGTCTATTGCTCATTCGTACTTATACTTTGTTCGTAATTTTTAAATAAGTCGTCAACCGAATTTTGTCTTTGTCGAAATGCTTTAATACGTTCTCTAAGTTCTGCAACCTTACCCGTATCGTCCAATTTATTCTTTTGACACTCCTCGATGAGTTGTTCTCGCTTCATGGTACTCAAGGCTGGACCCAATTTTTTCTTTTGGGGTTTATGTTCAGCTATGATGTCACCAAAGATTTCCTGTTTAGTATTTTCGTACAGTGGGTCAAGAAGGTCGCATACAGGGTTTAAAAACTTGTTTTCGAAGTAATAGTGATAGTCAATAGGTACATTGTTTTCTTCTACGTATTTGGGGTCTTCGGATTTTTCAAAAGCTTTGGCTTTGGGATTATCTGTCTTAGTGAGTAAATAAGGTACGCGGTCACCCGATTGAGGCTCCGAACCAGGCTTTCTTCGTTTCATTTTATTGACCACTTGTACATGAGCTTGATTAATCTGCGCACTTTCGGGGCTCAAAATCGATACGGATTTCCCACCAACCTTGTATGTATCGGCGAGAGATTGACTCAAGATGAGCTTCTCACTCGGTACTTCACCGGCGAGGAGCTGAGACGCACGTTCCCGTGCCAGTTCTTTGGGTGGACCCGTATCTGGAGCGTCTAGCACTACATCAAGCAGTTCCTTACAGACTTCCCTCACGTGAGGCGTATTATCACGGCGTACGAGCTGGAGCCCCTTCACGTCTATGTAGTCCATGTTCATGTTTCCATCCTTAGCCTTGGTCCATAGCTTTGCGGCGTAACGTTTTTTTGAATAGAGAAAATAAGGCCAATAAACCTTCTCAAGTTCGAGGTTATTTGGCTTTTTGAATAGGGCGGAACACTCTTCTGCGGCTCTCTCACCCAATTCCCAACTGTATTCGATAGCTTCCTTGCCTTTACGGTCACCCACATCAAATTCAACCATGACTGAATCGGTATCGCCGTACCTCACCTTGGCACCTGGAAAGTTAGCCTCGACATAGTTCTTTGTCTCTTCAATCATACCACGACCCCTACACGTCGTTGTAGAAGCGATAGGTACACACGGAAGAATACCCTTACCTGCACCCGTGAAACCATACACAGAGTTCATACTGATTTTGTAGGCCAACTGCTTACCGTTGTATACTTCTTTCATCGAACCCGTGGCTGCGGCCATATCCTTCTTCGCCTTCTTACGAAACTGTTTAAGCTCAAGAAGGATAGCTGGAAGAAGACTCGGTACACCTTGGGCAAACTTATACGTCTTCTCACCAACTTTGAAGGTTTCGTATTCAACACCGGGGACGTTTCCATAGTCTTTCTCATTCATCACGTACGTGGAGTAACAAAGATTATGCGCCATCATGATACTAGGATACAGGGCTTCGAAATCTAGGGCGGTAATAGGGGTATAATATGCACCTTTTTGCGCCTCGAGAACTGTAGCACCCTCATAGGGCTCTTCGGGGATAGCTCCATACTTAATCGTCGGGACCATGTACCCGAGTTCGCGAGCCTTTTTCGACAGCTGAGAGAATACTTTGATTTGCTGTCCACGCTCCACGAGGAAGGCGATAGGAACCCACGTAGCCTTAGCCATCTCGAGCAAGTTCAAAAGTGTACACAGCTTTTTGATGAGACGGTGTGGCAATAGAGTATCCTTCACACAGTACTCGGCAACTTCTCGCAGCTTCACAGGGTCGCCTTCGAGGTACCGCGCGAACATTTCCTTGGGAGCCATATCAATTTTTTGGTCACCGAGATACAGCTTAGAAACTTCGTTGAGCTTGTATGAATCCAGTTTGTAACCCTTTTTAACTTCATGGAACATATCGAAAATAAATCGACCAGGCATGGGTAGAAGCTTCAGGAAATTATCACCCAAAGCACTCGAACTCAACTTTTTACTGACAAGATGACACTCCCTATCCTTGAGTTTACTCAAATCATAAAAGTCGAGACCACACCCAACCATGGCAGCTCGTTTGTAAATATACTCAAGATCGAAACCAAAGATGTTCCATCCTGTCATAATATCAATATCTTGTTTGTTCATATAGTCTTTGAAAGCGAGAAGCATTTCCCTTTCTGTGTCAAAGCTAATGATATTTGAACCTTCTAGGTTAGGATCCGTCTTCTTGTAGCACAAACAGGTTTTATCGTATGGTTCTTCACTCCCAAACTTACAGAGTGAAATAGCAATCTGAAAACAAGCGTCTTCAGGGACATCGGCGTCAGGAAATTTTCCAGTAGAGCTGTTACACTCAATATCGAAAGACGCTACGACAAATGGTGCGATATCATCGCGCTCTACAGGTGTAAGTGTACACCAATCGTTACACCATAGGTCAATATCCGTCTTAGCAAGATGAGAGCGAACACAATTAGGACCTGTGTCCAGCCACCCAGTAGATTGAATACCCGTACGATGCATTAGTCTCAGGACGGGATCGATGTTTGATTCGTATACGTGATACTTTTTGAAATCATTATTGTACATGAAAATTGAATTTACTTTACGTCGGGCTTCCAAAGTTTTAAAGTTCAAATGCATAAAATAAAATTCTTCATTATTTTGAAATCCCCAAACATCCTTTTGTTTAGTCAGACTGTAACTCGTAACGTGGTCTTTCCTTAGGGCATTAATATCATTGTACAGACGAGTAACATCTGTAGGTTTCGTTCCTTTTGGAAGCTTTACAAAGAAATATGGGTCGAACGTAGTCGTCACACAAATCGACTTTCCTTCTTCAGTTTTACCGAAGATACTAATTAGATGTTCACCTTCGACATCCCGGGCCTCCCATGTGAGTGCTTGAAAAACTACCATGTGTATATCTCGACCCAAAATTTTAATATCATTTATTAATAAATGTCAGCTGCTTTAATTGAGCTCGTGTCTGTCGGAGCCCAGGATGTATTCATAACTGGTGACCCAGAGGTCAGCTTTTTTCGACAAAGTTATAAGCGCCATACTAACTTCGCGATGAAGCCCGAGAGGATGGACTACATCGGTACCTTCGGTGCGAACAACGAAATTACCATTCCTATTCGCTCTAAGGGTGACCTTATGAGCTACATCTGGATCGAGGATACCAACATCGCTAATGTTCAAAACAACGGCAACGGTCTCTTCTCCCAAAATGCTTCCAACCCAACCGAGTTCAGCCTTTACATCGGTGGTCAAAAGGTTGCTCAACTCGATTCTCTCTTTATCCAAGGTGTACACAACCCCCTTTTACGTGACAGCGCGGCCAAGGCTTCGTATGCCGTCACTACTAACAACAAGAAGGCGAACCACGGTGGTGACCACTACGTCATTCCTTTCTTCTTCTCCGAAGATTACACAAGGTGCCTCCCATTAGTGGCTTTACAGTATCACGATGTAGAGATACGTATTAAGTGCAGGGATGGTTACACACCCGCCGGCACTCCCAAGGTTTGGGGTAATTACATATATCTCGACACTGAGGAGCGTAAATTTTTCACTGATAATGAGCATGACCTTCTTTTCACACAAACGCAGTACCAGCTCGCCACCAACACCGATACCGAGATTGATCTCACCTATTTCAACCACCCAGTCAAATCCATTCACCTTGTCTCTGGTAAGGCGACCGGTAACGATTGGGACTCCGAGTTCACCTTTTCCAAGTCGTCACTTTACATCAACGGTACTCCTCTTTTCGAAGAGACTTCTCCCGTCTACCACCACACTGTCGTACCCGAAATGCACAGTAGCGACCTCCCCGACGATATTCTCGAGGATCTTCCCACCTTCACTTGGCCTTTCTGCATCAGCTTAAGTAGGTCTAACCCCACAGGTACCCTAAACTTCAGCCGCATCGACAACGCCAAGCTCTCCCTCACCGGTCCTTCCGGTGGTAACGCTCTGCACCGCGTGTATGCTGTAAACTACAACATTTTACGCGTAAAGCAGGGTATGGGTGGTGTCGCATTCGGTAACTAATTCCAGTTATCAAGTAATACCTTTGTTTTTTCAAACATACGTTTTCCATGGAAGGTTTTATCCTTTACTTCATCCCAAATTGTAAGTCGGTGTTCCAAAAACTTTTTGAACTTATCCGAGTCACAGTTTGATTTGTATCGAACCTTTTCACCCTGAAGTGCCTTGTCGATAGCAGCCTGTTTCATCTTTGTATACATAGCATCACGCTCACCCGGTGTAAGTCGTGTAGTTGCATCTTCGTTTTTCTTGCCAAGGGCCATTTATCATAAAAACATCTAAACCTTTATATAAGATGATTGCCGCATTCGCAGTCGTAATACTTATAATAATTCCAATTGGAGTGATATGTATGGAATTTTTTTAACAAGAGAAATTAATATGCACGTCGTATTACAACCAAGTCCTTCCGTAACTCATAAGCTCAGGGTGACCTTACCTAATAACAGAGCTATTGATTTTGGTGAAAAAGGTGCCGAACATTATATAGACCATGGTAATCCCAGACTCATGCGTGCGCATCTTATTAGGAAGGGTGCTATCATTCCTAAGAAGTTACGAATAGAGACTGACGTGTATGAAATTCACAGGGAGATGTTACAAATAGATAAAAGCACTGAAGAAGACTGGGAGGACTTTTTCAGGGCAGAATATTGGGAAAGATGGCTGTTATGGTCATACCCTGATCTGAATAAGGCCAAATTATATATGACAATGCGCCGTGGCATTCTTTTTATGCCTACACCAGAATCAATGTGGTTTTGTAACAATAAACTCAAAGACCTGTAGAACCAAATCCACCATCACCCCTGAGGGTCTCTTCAAGTAGACCAATTTCCTTAACCATAGGCGTTTCGCATCTCTCTAAAATAAGTTGAGCAATTCGGTCACCCTTCTTGATTTCAAAGTTTTCCATCCCATGATTGAATAGGACAACCTTGACTTCACCGGTATAATCGGGGTCTATAACACCCGCACCGACGTTGATGCAATGCTTTACGGCTAGACCAGAACGTGGAGCTACACGGCCATATAGACCATCTGGTATAGAAAGTGCAATACCAGTACTCACTAAAGCTCGCCCCGCTTGACACGGTACAACCGCATCTTCGGAGCTATATAAATCATATCCCACAGCACCATCAGAACCACGAGTAGGCAGACGAGCATCAAACGAAAGTTTCTTAACCCCCAGGGGTGCCATATGTATAGTTTTGGTCCATATCCCTTAAGTACATTGAAGAACCTCTAGGTGAACATCCTCTTCTTATTCGTTCTTTAAATACAGTGACTAAGCAGTAATACGGGACAGTATAAAGAATCGCTCCAACTCCTACTATGTACAACCACATCCTATAATAACATGAGATAAATTAATAGATACATGGCTATCATTTGTTCTCTAGAAAGTTCGTAAGTCCATGTAGGAACACTTGAAATTAACACAAGTGAAATTAAAAGTGTTACGAGTTTTGCAGATAAATTAACATTTGAAGTCGTCGGTTTATAATTTACCAAAAGTAAATAAAAAACAAGATGACCCAAAATTATCATTATTTTTTCGAATGGGGTACGTTCTTGTATTACCGCATTTGCTACACCTATGATAGATATTGGAATCATGTGCAGTATGATGAGGTTCCTTAAGATTGGGAACTGTATGTATAGAACACATAATACCGGTATTAGGTATGTTGATATAGATTTAGATGCGTCCTTGAACATCTTACTATATCTTAAGAATATTTCTTTTTCTCTTCATCTGAAAGTGCCCTCCACATTTCACCGAGCTTCGAACCAATTTCGGTAAATGAAAGGTCGGGAAAATCTTTGACAACCTTGGGTCGATTCTTTTTGACAAAATTCATGTACGCATTGGGCTTGCGCTTTGGTTTAGGTTTGGATTCATTGTCACCGCCACCCCTGAGCCTGAGAACTAAATGCAAAGTAGATTCCTTTTGAATATTGTAATCGGCAAGTGTACGTCCATCTTCGAGCTGTTTACCGGCGAAAATCAGTCGCTGTTGGTCGGGTGGAATACCCTCCTTATCTTGAATCTTAGCCTTAATGTTATCAATCGTGTCCGAAGACTCGACTTCCAATGTGATAGTCTTTCCAGTGAGTGTCTTTACGAAAATTTGCATACTATTAGTATATTAGATTTAAATCTTTAATCCACCTTCAAAGCGGGATTCCTTTTCGAAAAAGTAAGTGCGCATATCCCACAACTGAAGACGTTTATGAAACACTGACAACCTAACATATGCATCTTAGTAAATAAATCTGTTTGTGAATACAAGAAGTATACCAAAAGTGTTAAAAACGTTTCATAGTACACGCGTATGAATAAATTCGACACGCAATATAATTTATCGACATGTTCATAAAAGGGGCTATTTCTGGGAACAAATCGTCGAATCATCAAAATAGATGTATCAATCTCAACAAGTCCTGCAAGACTTGTAAGGTGCGCCTCTTGTGGAACCAAAAGAGGTCTGAGAAGATATATAAATGTCATGACGTGATGAAGTATGATAAAACTTCTCATAGAGGGTATAACCCTGGGTTGAACTAATATCCATACAAGATCATACGTTATATGCGCAGTAAGCGCGTGTGTAATAAACATAGGATACACGACATATCCGAAAAATACATCCGCTAAACATAGTATTGAAAATGGTACTAAAAATGATAGTGACGCCACATCATGAATAAGAATTGCCCGGTCCTTATTCATCTTGTGATAATGCGATATTCTTTTTTAATATGGTTGCACTCTACCAGGTTCGAACTGGTGACCTCGAGCTTACTAAACGCGCGCTCTACCACTGAGCTAAGAGTGCCAGGGATGCTGAGAGCGGGGTTCGAACCCGCGCGTGCATAGCACAGACGATCTTAAGTCGTCCTCCTTAGACCACTCGGACATCTCAGCTCTTACCTTTTCACTTACCTTATGCCCCCTACGTATATTACGTATCAAATCTTTAAGTGTTTAGGTGGTGGTTCAAATGCCAATTTTTTACTCAGGTTTTCCCTGTCATTCTTAAGTTTATCTTCTAGACCTGGACAGTTGTGAACTTCTAATCGAAAACATTTCATACAAAATTGACCTTTGCAATATTTACAATCCATGGGAACTCCGCATTTCTTTTTACAATTTTGACACGGCATATATTATTGTGTTCTAAAATTTTTAAGCAAGATAAAGCTTAGTTAACAATAAAAAACAATAAATGATTGCCACCACATCCGTCGCTAAACCTACCATCTTAACAACCAACGGGGAGTACAGACGCCTGAAGAAAAGTCTTAAAAATTCTACAGCTGGTTATGGGTCCGCCTTGAGTGCATCATATTTTATTACCCAAGGAGCCGATCAAGGTGTTTCGGCTATGCTCGGAGCTGTAACATCGTATGCGTATGTAAGCCTACTTTCCGACCGTGTAGACAAGCTGGAGAAGTCTACAATTCAAAAAGAATTCTTCGCACCATTGAGTGCAGCGGCGTTTGAAGTTTCTTGGAATAATGCTCCATTCGCCTTTGATTTTGACTACGGTGCCACATTTGTCGGGTTCCTTGCTTATAAATTTGCGCTAACCTCGGTAATCTATGAGACTGTTAGGCATATGATGATTTCTGATAGCGATTCATTGTATGATACCGAAGAAAAAGTCTATAACGATCTATCCGATTGGGGTGAACAACACGGTGAAATTGACATTATCGAAGACGTGCCAATTCTCGAGCGAGACGAACAACACGTCGAGGCGAATGTTGGTTAAGATTAACCCTATTGACTAAAACAAATTTGTTACGACCGGTAAGACCCCTCATTGCCATGATTCTCTGCTTCGCTATTTCCTTTGTCATGGGCTTAGGTTTTGGCATGGGCATCACGGCTTTGACAACCTTACGTGTGGGTGTAGTGATACGCTTCGTCACCATACCCTTCATGAAGTTAGCCGCAACCTTCCTGTTAAAGGCTTTCTTCTCGGCCCGCTTCTCAGCGCGCTTTTTGGCGGCAGCGCGCTTCTTGGCAGCCTCTGGATACAGTTTGGCGAGGGGAACGTTGTTCTTGTTATTAGGGGTGTACAAATGTAAATTATCCGTGCGAACTCCCCTTTTCGCAGCGTGACGAAGTAAATCTCTCGCAAAGGGGGTGTTTGCGGCACGCATCTTAAGACCGGCACACATCTCTTTAATTGTAAGTTTTTCAGGGTTCACAATACCATACTTCTTAGCAACCTTCACCACTTCCTCCTTTTTGTGGAGACGGCACTTCTTACGACCAAACTTAAGATCACCAGCCTTGTCTACAGAAACGACTACTGGGGGAGACATTGTTTATTATTAGTCAAGAAAAAATATAAATTTTTATTAATAATGATTAAGTACGGACTATTATTCTACGTATATTTACTCTCTCGTCTTGGTCGTAGACCCAAAAAGAAGGTCAAAGTATCATGGATTTAGTTGAGTTCACAAAGTCGCTTCATCGTACCAGTACGAATGAACTCGTCAATCTTACTGCAGATAGAAGGACCAAAACCCTTGCGATGCCTGACATCCTTGCCAGCGGAGACCTTCTTCTTCATCTCACGAAGCTTATCAGCAGCGTACCAGTACGCCTCGGAGCGAAACTCGCAGTCCTCGAGGTTACCAAGCTTGAGAAAGCAATCTGCCAGCTCGGTGTTTGGTCCCTTGGACTTGGTGAGGAAATCGTCAATCTTGGTGGCGATGGACTTACCAATACCCGGAAGGTTCATGGCATCCTTGCCACTGGTAACCCTGAAGGGTAGGTAGTAGATCTCACCGGCGGCATTCTCATACGCCTGAATCTTGTAAGGATTGGATTCCTTCTTGGCGTAGTCCTTGAGCATGGTGTAGATGTCGTGATTGTAGCTGACGAAATACTCATCGTCGCTGTCCACCTCGGACTCGGTGTCCTCTTCAGACTCATAGTCGTTGGAGGCAACAGACTCCTCGTAGTCGGGGTCCTGCTCTTCGAGGTACTCGTCAATCTTAGTGGCGATGGACTTGCCGATACCCTTGAGGTGCATGACACTCTCACCAGATTCAACCTCGTAGTCGAGTCCGCGAAGAATTGCCGCACCCCTGGTGTAGGCGGCAGTCTTGTAAAAGTCGGAAGTCATCTCCCCGAGTTCGAGGAGACGTTCGACGAGGCCCTGGTTCACACACTTCTCGGTGACTCGAGCAGTCGTGTGGTACAAAGACTTGTTCTTGAGGTTGTTGAGCTCATTGAGCGCGGCAACCTTCTCTTCGTTGGCTTCGGTGAGCATCTTCTTGAGTTGCTCAATCTTGGTGCGAGACTCAGTGTTGAGCTTCTCGAGCTTGAGGATGTAATCGGTGACGGAAGTAACGTTCATGTTGGTAGTAGGTTTTATGAAAACTTGGAGGGGTGGACCTCACTTAGGTGTTTAAAGATTAGATTTCTGAAAAACTTAGAAATGTTAGCTCTCGCTAAGCCAATTCACATTCAAAAGACTCCCGTTAAGTTACAAACCAAGAAAGTTGCACTTAGGCGTCCGGTTCGCACGGTCCGTGTACAGGCCGCCCTTCCAGACCCAGACCTGGCGAACTACGCCGCATTCCAACTCACTTCATGGGTTCTACCTATGACTATCGCGGGTCGTCTACTCAAGATGGAATATCAAGAAATCGGAATAGGTCTAGTCGCCATGGGACTTACCAAAACACTTCTTTCTATGAATGGTATCATTCACTATTAAAGATAAGACGCGTTAACCAATAAAATGATTTCATCGCTTACACAAACACATTTCGTGCGTCCACGTGTCGTGGTTCGCGCCAAGAAAAACGATTTTGTCGAACCCGCCGAGGCTCCGGGTGAGGGGAAGCGAAAGCCCCCATCTTATGACGAGGATGGAGAACCCAAAAAGACAGAGGTGGCACACCCCATCAAGGAACTCATCAAAAAGTTCTTCAAAATTGAGGAAATTGATTATGAAAAGTTCCGTAAAGAGAACAAATGGGCCATTCGCCCAAACCAAGATAAAGCTAAGAAGTAAAAAAATATCATGTGGTCAATTACTGGGAGGGTTAAACCTAATCACCTGTGTGCGTTAGGTTTAACACCTTATTTATTCCACTATTTAGACACCGGTTCTCGGTCGGCACTGTTTGTTTATACAAATGGAATAACGTTTCATTTATTTTTTCCACATAATTTTTATGTGAAATGGTATGATATTAGTTGTAACGCAATTTTGGTCATATACGGAAACTTATATGCTATGAACGTCTTCGTAACTTTATGGAGTTTATATGGAACTATATATTTTATGTATAACGTTCCGATTCCAGGTTATGAAATTATAGAACCGATAGTGCATGTATTATTCGTTCAACTGAGTTTCCATCATGCACTTGTTCTTTCTGGAATTTAAAGAATAAAACCGTTAAACATCAAAATGTCGCTAGCTATCACACCCTTTCAAATTACACGCAATATTAGAACTAAAGCAATCGTAGACCCCGAACAATATGACACAGAAATTAATGCAGCTCGGGGTATGCATTTTAGAACTAAAACTAAGCCGATGACTACTCATATCCCTTCACAGGTTACACGTAGTACCGATGGTCTAATGTACGACCCAGCTCAGTATGATCCCGACGCCAATCAACGCTCTAGATATTCTCCCCCTATGGATGAAGCCTCACATCTCATCGATAATCTTCGTACTCCTCCAAATGATGATGAACACGTAACAAGAGAGGAAGTCATAGATGCACAGAACTTTTGGGCACAATCTATCGTAGATATTTCAACTTCTTTCCTAACTGGCGGTGATTACGTAAAACTTGCCGGTGAGCGTGCAGGTGAATTATATGGATACGACCATTCTAATGTATTGTTCAAACCCACCAAAGCCGTAGAACGACAGTTTCGTCCCACAGCCAACGATGCAATGTCTTATTTCGTGGGACATGATGCCGTAATTGGTGGATACAAAGAAGACCAAGGCTTCGCCATCAACGCTAAAAAGGGGTTTAGTAAAGTTGTCTTCAACAATCACCAAATCGATTGTCACAACCAGGTAGCAATCGCAATGGGTACCTATGAATTTACGTGTGCCACAACTGGTGAAATTTCAGATGTTGAATATACATTTGGTTACAAGCGCAATTCCGATGGTAAAGTGCGCATCTGCCTCCATCATTCCTCTATTCCATATGAACCAGGTAATTTGAAGGAAGCGAAAGGGGTATTTCGTATGAAACAAACAACTATCATCGATCCCGCACAGGCTGATCCAGAAGCAAATGAGAGATATAGCGTTATTAATAGGGTATAAATTTAAAAACGATGGTAAACAATGCTTCTAACTACAAAAAACTCCGATAAACCTCAACGTCTCCACGATGCATATAAGATGTTTGAAGCTGTCACGGTATATTTTGAAGAAGCTTTTATAGAACTAATTCATGAGTTAGAAGACCACAAAGGATTACTAATGGTCACCATTTATAGACGTTCGTATAATAAACTCAATCAACATGAAAAGGATATCTTCCAGGAACGATTAGAGAACATATGGAAACTCTATAATCTGGAAGATATCGAAATCGTGTATACTGACGGGGAATTTGTGTATCAAAGTTGGCACAGAAGTCCTAGGGCTCGACGGTCACCTTTAGCTTAAAATCCTTATCAAAACCATCAAGACGAATCTTTTTCTCGTCCACAAGACGTTTGATAGTGTATCCAACATCTATATTTTGGTTATACATAACTTCGTGTTTTGGATCAGCGGGTATATTCGGCATGAGCATGGTGAAGGCCATCATTTTCTGTGGCATAGAAAGCTCTCGACTTTGAAGCACCTGTAAAATATGAGTAGGAATCTTGGAATTCATTACTCTTTATGGGGATTTATTCTTTAATAGTACCACCGCGGGTACAGAACCCTTCGGTGGTTTTTTACAGAAAATTTTACAGTCACAACAACTCTTTATACACACAAGTTCCTTTTTAGTCGCGTGACAACGTGAGGGTAACATGATATCTTTGGACATATAGCGTACTATTTGGTCGATGAGTATCATGCTCACTTATTTTTAGGTTTAGGTTTTTTTCGTGTCTTTTTTACTTGTTTCGCAGCACCTATCACGGCGGCAGCACTGGCGGCGGCCTTCGAAACGAGAGCTCCTGTGCATATGGGACACGGCATCTTATAACTTTACCAGAGATATTCCGTACCCCAGTTCTTCCACAACCGGGTCGTTTCTGTAATCATTCTTGTAGTAAATCTTCTTGATTCCACTACTGGCTAGGGCCTTGAAACAATTAAGACAAGGATAGTGTGTAATGTAGGCTACAGCCCCGTCTATGGAGACACCACGCTTTGCTGCATCCGTAATGGAGTTAATCTCCGCATGAATAGTAGCCTGTTCGTGTCCATTACGCACTATAGATTGATGGTCAGTTCCCGCGAGAAACCCATTGTATCCCATACTAATGAGCCTGTTATTCTTGACGAGAACACAACCAACCTTGAGTCGCTCACACGGAGAGCGGATGGATGCGAGTTCAGCGGTCCGCATGAAGTATTCATCCCACGAAATTCGGTCTTCTGAACACGAACGACAAATCGAACTTCTAGGAATCACACGTTCCACGTTACGGATAGGTCTACGATGAGTTGTCATTTGTATATAGATGCGAGTAACCTTTAAATACGCCTCCTCCACTTAGCCGCTAATTCGGGAAACAATTCATCCAGGGTTTTGAAATAGTTGTCGAGGAGTTCCTTTTCTTTCTCTTCTTCCTCTGTCAATTTAACGCGGTCTGGGAACAACCCCAATAATACCGTCTTAAATTGGTCGAGCCTTTTATTGAAATTTTCAAAAACACGAAACGATAGTAATGTTTCGTCTTTTATGTTTAAAACACGTATTTCTTCATGTATTCGTTCTGCATGAACCATTGTATCTATCGTAGATTTTTGTTGGCTGAGATAAA